CAGACCAGAGTATTTGCAACAGTAAATTCTGGTAGTAACTTTGCAATAGTAAATTCTAGTTTTGGCTGAATAAACTGGAATTTAACTTTTCAATTCAGCTCCTAATTAAAAATCGAGGTGTTTATGATGAATGTATCCTATAATAAATTGTTTAAGTTGCTAATCGATAAAGGCATGAAAAAAACTGAATTGCGCAAGGCAACAGGGATTAGCCCTAACACCTTGACTAAATTATCAAACAATGAATATATTTCAATGGAAGTACTGGTGAAAATTTGCCGCGCCCTTCATTGTGATGTAGGGGACATTATGGAGGTAATTCCAATAGCAGATGATAAGAAAGAAAGTAAATAAATAGATATGATAACAGGAGGAAAAACAATATGGAACGTAAAGAATACAGTGCAGGCATGGTTAAACTATCGTTCTGGTTTTCCGAATTTCGCAAGGTAATTCAATTACTGAATAGTGGAAAGACGCTACCAGAAATAAAGGAAATGAATTTAGAAGAAAATATATTTTCAGCACCGACAGAAGCAAGATCCATTCAAATTTTCAATACCATATCTACTCGTGTTAAAGCCTTGGATCCTAGCTTTTATAGATTATTTGAAGAAAGTGACATATTGAATCAAAAGCTTATTACTTTAGTCGCAATAATGGAGAGCGATACACTGTTCTTTGATTTCATGTATGAGGTCTACCGTGAAAAACTGATTATTGGTGTGGATGAAATCACAGATAGCGATATCAGTATCTTCTTCAAAGACAAGCAATTACAAAATGAGCGAGTTGCTAAGTGGACAGATTATACATTGAAGCGCCTTGGGAATTGTTATAAGACCCTTCTTATGGAAGCTGGGGTTTTGGAAAGGGCAACTAAGGTCCGAAAAATTCGAAAACCAATCCTCGACAAGACATTAGAGGATAAACTCAAAGAAAACCATATGGGGTTAACACTTCATACTTTGATGGGGGTGAGATAGATGGCCAGTTTAGAAGAAAGGCTGGATGTTGCTGAGCGTCTGATAAAGAGTGAGAGTTTTAGACAGAACAAAGGATTGGGAAATGAAGTAGGGTACTATGTTTTTGATTATCCTGCTGAGAAAGAGTTGATTGTCAGGGAACGAATTGATTATATGAAGGGTAAAAATTTAAAAGGTTCAGATGGCTTTGAGCTGGTTGTCTTTGATTTATATGATATTGTAATTGATATTCTAGAATCAGAGGGATTCATGGACCAATGCTTTAAATTTGAAAAGAGAAAGGGTCTGGAACGAATCATCAAAGCTGTAGGAAATCTATTACAAGTTAATGATGAAGCCAGCATGATTGTAAAACATATACAAGAAAACACACCGAAGGATGCAGTAGTCTTTCTGATAGGGATAGGTAAATGTTATCCGATACTAAGATCACATAAGATACTTAATAATCTCCATCAAGCGATAGACAGAGTGCCGGTAGTGCTTTTCTATCCTGGAAAATATGATGGACAAGAATTGGTCCTTTTTTCAACCATAAAAGATGATAATTACTACAGAGCTTTTAAGCTAGTAGATTAGAGGGGGATAAGATATGTTTATAAAAGATATGTTTGCAAAGCCAATTGATCGAGATATCAAGGGTGTTATTAAGGTTGGACAGGCAGATGATGAAAATATCAAGCAGGAACTTGAAGAATATGTTGTTACCAGAGAGCTTCAAAAGCACTTTGCGGACTTTTTAAGCAGTTACAAAAAAGGTATCAACGGCCATACAGATAAAATGGGTGTTTGGATTTCTGGTTTCTTTGGTAGTGGTAAGTCCCACTTCTTAAAAATATTATCTTATTTACTTGAGAACAAGGTAGTCAATGGAAAGAATGCGATCGATTATTTTATAGAGGACAACAAAATTATCGACCCAATGGTGCTTGCAGATATGAAACTTGCGGCTAGTGTTCCTACAGATGTAATTCTCTTTAACATTGATTCAAAGAGTGAAATGTCAGGAAAACAGTCAAAGGATGCCATTGTTTCTGTATTTTTAAAGGTGTTTAATGAAATGCAAGGTTTTTGTGGATCCATTCCTTTTCTTGCAGATTTGGAAAGGCAATTGGTAGAGCAAGGGAAATACGAGATATTTAAAAATAAATTTCAGGAAGACTTCGGGAAATCTTGGGAAGAATCCAGACATAAATTTGACTTCATTCAAGACTCTGTAGTTGAAGTCCTGTCAGAAATGGACTTCATGAGCGAAGCAGCAGCTAGGAATTGGTGCGAAAAGGCTACGGAACCTTATCAACTTAGTATAGAGAATTTTGCCAAGATGGTGAAAGAATATCTTGACCAAAAAGGACGAAACCATCATATCGTATTTTTAGTAGATGAGATTGGGCAGTACATAGGCGAGGATTCTAGGCTCATGCTTAATCTTCAGACAGTTACTGAGGATCTAGGTACCGCTTGCCAAGGTAAGGTCTGGATAGTTGTGACTAGTCAACAGGATATTGACTCCATTACAAAGACAAAAGGCAATGATTTTTCAAAGATTCAAGGACGTTTTGACACACGTCTTTCCTTGTCATCTGCCAATGTAGATGAGGTTATTAAGAAAAGAATCCTTGATAAAACAACAACAGCTGATCAAACTTTAAGAATCTTATATGAGCAAAAATCAACGATTATTAAAAATCTAATTGTCTTTAATGATGGTATAGAAAAGAAATTATATACTAATGAAAATGACTTTTCTTTGGTGTATCCTTTTGTACCTTATCAGTTCAATTTGCTGGCAAGTGTTTTAACTTCTATCAGAACTCATGGTGCGTCCGGTAAGCATCTTTCTGAGGGTGAACGTTCCATGATTGCGCTATTTAAAGAATCGGCCATGAAACTTATGGATAGAGAGCATGGAGCTTTGATTCCCTTTAATGTGTTCTATGATGCCCTGCATCAGTTTTTGGACCACAGCCACAAGGGGGTTATTTCACGTGCGGCTGACAATAGCTATATCAATCCTGATCAAGAAGAGAATTGCTTTAATGTCAATGTTCTAAAAACTTTGTTTATGATTAAGTATGTTAAAGAAATTACTGCGAATATTGACAATATAACTAGTCTGATGATATCAGATATTGACACCGATAGAATTACTTTGAAAAAGCGAGTAGAAGAAGCACTGAAGATTTTAGTTCGTCAGATGCTAGTTCAAAAAAATGGTGAAATATATGTATTCTTAACAGATGAAGAGCAGGAAATCAATAGAGAAATTGAAAACCAGAACGTCGAGATGGCAGAGGTAATTAGTAAAGCGTCTGAATTGATTTTTGAAGATATTTTCAGTGATAAGAAATACCGATATCCGGCATTCAATGGAAGATATAGCTTTGCATTTAATCAAATCGTAGATGATAGACCCTACAAGTCTAATCAAAATCACGATATCGGTGTTCGTGTATTAACTCCAGGGTCTGATTATGCAGAAGATGAAACAACCCTTCGAATGATGTCAGGCCAGGGTAAGGAAGTACTTGTTGTACTGCCTAATGATTCTACATTTTTAAATGAACTCCGAAGTGCTCTTAAGATAGAGAAATACTTAAGGCTTACGACTTCAAATAAATTAGCCAAGTTTGAACAGATTAAAGAGGCTAAGCGCATTGAGATGCGTGAAAGAAATGGCAATGCAAAACTATTCCTGCAAGAATCTATGAAAAATGCTGAAATCTATGTAAACGGAGATAAAGCACAGATTGGATTAAAGGAAGTTTCTTCTCGTATCACAGAATCTATCGGACGGTTAGTTTCTACCGTGTATCATAAGTTAACCTATATTAATGCTGCTATGAATGAAGCAAATATTAGAGCATTATTTAAGGCATCGAACCAACAGTCATTGACTCTTGAAGATGGTCAGGAAGCAAATGCACACGCTATTCATGATGTTCTGAGTTATATTGCCAGTAATTCTTCAATGCATACTAAAACATCCATGAAAAGCATTATGGATCGTTTCATGAAAGCACCTTATGGTTTTGTGGAAGATGATGTGGAATGGATAGTAGCAAAGCTGTTTAAAAATGGAGATATATCCATGACGGTTAATGGTGCAAGTATTACCTTAATGAATAAATCGGAAGATGAAATCATTCGATATATCACAAAGAAAGAGTATGTTGAAAAACTTCTCACAGAAAGACGTAAGCAAGCGGGCATTGAAGAGAAGAAAGCTGTTCGAGAAGTAATGAAGGAATTATTTGGCGTGTCAAGTATTAATGATGACGATGATTCCATGATGCAATCATTCCAGAGCTATAGCAAGAATATTATAAACGAACTGGAAAAATTTGAAATCATGTATCGCAGTCACCAATTTCCAGGAAAGAAAATCGTTACTAATGGTAAAAGCTTACTTCGTGCAGTTGTTCAGATAGAGTCTCCTTCAGAATTTTTCAAGAAAGTTCATTCTGAGCGTGATGACTATCTTGATTTTGCGGAAGATTATGAACCTGTAAAAGCATTTTTTTCAGGGGAACAAAAAGCTATTTTTGAACGTGCCCTTCGATTGATGACAATCTATGATGAAAGTAAAACCTTTATAGTTGATGAAAAGGTCGAGGAATGTGTCAAGGCGATTAAAGGCATTTTGACCAAACAAATGCCATACAGTGATATTCCTAAACTGCCTGATCTTTTAGAACGTTTTAACGATGCTTATATGGCTGTTCTTACAAAAATGGAACAACCAATCCTGGATGCCATAGCAGATGCAAAAACTAGGGTATTTGAGGTGCTTGATACCAAGGCTTATAAGGATGAGCTAAAAGACCGATATATTAAGCTATTTAAAGAAATTCATGATAAAGCCACTACCTGCAACAATGTGGCTACACTTCAGAATGTAAAGGTTGAAGCAGATGCACTGAAAGTAAGACTCCTTAATGAAATGGCCAGAAAAGACGAAAAAATAGCAGAAACAACACCTCCATATGGCGGTGGAAATTCAATTCCAAGGCCGCCGGTGAAAAAAAGAAAGAGCATCAGCATTAAAAATGTAAGCTTGACTTCATCATGGCAAATAGAAACAGCTCAAGATTTAGATAAATATATGAGTGATTTAAGAGAAAAAATCATGAAGGAACTCGATCAAGATACTATTATAAACATTGAGTTTTAGAGGGGGAAAACCATGAATAAAACTGCGATTAAGAATTTTGCTATATGGGCTAGAAATAAGCTCATAGCAGATATAACCTATAAAGCTGGACTTTTGGGCATTACTGAAAAAGAAATCAAGAATCCATTACCACAGTCAACACAAACGGTTCAGTTTTTTGATATTGGAACCAAAGAGCCGAACTCTATTGCAAGCACTGAAATCGAACAGCGAAAGAAACTGGTAGAAGAAATTCAGCTAAAAGCCAGTCAGGGTGATTATTCTACAGCATATAAAAATGTTATCGAGGAAGTAGCCTATACCTGGTTCAATCGTCTGATTGCTATTCGTTTTATGGAAGTGAATGACTATCTACCAACGCGAGTAAGGGTGCTTTCTTCTGAAAGTAGGGGGAAATCGGAACCAGATATTGTAACCCATGCATTGGACGTAGACTTAAATTATTCAGCTTTTGAAAAAGACCGAATCATGCAGTTAAAACATGAGAACAAGCTGAATGAATTATTTAGAATGCTTTTTATCAAGCAGTGCAATGCATTAAATGTTAATTTGCCAGATCTCTTTGAGAAAACCAGTGATTATACTGAACTCCTTCTAAATGTTTCTTTTACAGATAAAGATGGGGTGGTTTATCACTTGGTCAACGATATCTCAGAAGATGATTTTAATGTATCCAAAGAAGGTCAAGTTGAAATCATAGGCTGGTTGTATCAGTATTATAATACGGAACCTAAGGATGAAACTTTTGCTCTGCTCAAGAAAAATGTTAAAATTACCAAAGAGCGGATACCTGCAGCAACACAGCTCTTTACTCCAGACTGGATTGTTCGGTATATGGTTGAGAACAGCTTGGGACGATTGTGGATGGAGGGTCATCCCAATGATGAGCTGAAGTCTAATTGGAAGTATTATCTAGATGAAGCCGAGCAAGATGAGGATGTTAAAAAACAGTTAGAAAGTATTAGAGAAGAATACAAGACCATCAAACCTGAAGAGATCAAGGTCATAGATCCAGCAATGGGTAGTGGCCATATTTTGGTGTACGCATTTGATGTTCTGATGCAAATATATGAAAGCTGTGGATACAGCCAGAGGGATGCCGCTAAAAGTATAGTTGATAACAATCTGTATGGCTTAGATATCGATAATAGAGCCTACCAGCTTGCCTATTTTGCGGTGATGATGAAAGCAAGACAGTACAACCGTAGAATTCTTAACGGACAAACTACCTGTCATATTTATTCCATCCAGGAGAGCAGTACTGTCAACCGCAACCAGCTCAAATACTTTGGTGCTGGATTAAGCGAACTAGAAAAGAATGATGCTATGAACCAGATCACTGGATTGCTAGACACCTTTGTGGATGCCAAAGAATATGGTTCTATTTTGAAGGTAGAACCGTGTAATTGGGAGTTGGTGAGCCGTTTTGTGGAGATAACAAGTGAAGATGGGCAGATGTCTTTGGATTCCATTGGATTGGAATTGACGAAGCAGCAACTGAAACTTCTTCTCAGGATCGGGCAGAGCATGGCTCAGAAGTATGATGTGGTCGTGACGAATCCTCCGTATTTGGGTAGTAAGGGCATGGGTGCAAAATTGTCGAATTATGTGCAGAAAAACTATCCCGATAGCAAAGCGGATTTGTTTGCAATTTTTATTGAACGGTGTGGTCAAATGGCTAAGGAAACTGGCTATCAGGCGATGATTACCCAACATGTTTGGATGTATAAAACTACATACACTAAATTTAGAGAAAAATTACTGCGTTGGCAGTTAATAAACATGGCACACCTTGGAGCTAATGCATTTGACGAAATACAGGGAGAAATTGTCCAGACAACGGCTTTTGTCTTGATGCCTCAAACTATAAGTAATTACACAAGTACCTTTCTTAGACTAATTCAATATGATACAGAAAGAGAAAAAGAAAGAATGTTCGTTGATATACGCAATCAATATTATATAAAACAGAGTCAATTTGCATTTGTTGCAGAGTACATTTACGCATATTGGATTTCAAGTAGAGTCTTAAATATACTTGCAACTTCGCCAATGCTTGAAGCTGTGGCAGCTCCAAGAAAGGGATTGACTACTGGAGATAATGAACGTTTTGTAAGATTATGGTTTGAAGTTGCGGCTGATAAGTTTTCGGTTTTTAGCTCAGAGGCGAAATGGTTCCCAATGACAAAAGGTGGGAATTTCAGAAAATGGTATGGGAATAATGAATATATAATCAATTGGGAGCACAACGGATCAGAATTAAGAAATTTCAAGGACGAAAATGGAAAACTACGTTCTGTACTAAGAAATACTCGATATTATTTCCATGAATCTATTTCTTGGAATGACACGGCATCTACTGATATTGCTTTTAGATACCAGTCAGATCAATATATTTCTAATGCTTCTGGTCCATGTGTGTATAGTGGTAGCATTGACACTCAATATTTAATGGGAATGTTTAATTCCAAAGTTTCAAAAGCATTCCTTGAAGTAATAGCACCGGCGTTAAAATTTGAAGTCGGGCAAGTAGGGCGATTTCCGGTGATATATGATCCAGGTCAAGAGAGCAGTATAAATGAATATGTGAAAACATGCATTCATCTATCGAAACAAGATTGGGATTCTTTTGAAACCTCATGGAATTTCATCCAACATCCGCTCATTCGCTCTGTTTCTACAGTCTCAGAAGCATGTTCCATATGGGAAACTGAGTGTAATAATAGGTTCATCCAGCTTAAAGATAAAGAAGAAGAACTTAACCGCATTTTCATCGGAATCTATGGCTTGCAAAATGAATTGACTTCAGAAGTCGAAGATAAAGATGTAACAGTGCATAGAATATTTGATTCAAGAGAAGATGTTATGTCAAGAATGAAGGGAAGTAAATTCATCCTCACAAAGCAAGATCTGATTAAAGGTTTTATTTCCTACGCTGTTGGATGTATGTTTGGCCGTTATAGTCTTGATGTAGATGGATTAGCCTTTGCAGGTGGGGAATGGGATAGTAGCAAATATAACACTTTCATTCCTGATAAAGATAACATCCTTCCAATTACTGATGAAGAATATTTTAAAGATGATATTGTTGGCCTATTTGCAGCATTTGTTAAAAAAGTTTATGGCGAAGAAAACTTGGAGGAGAATCTTGACTTTATAGCTGAGGCTTTAGGGAACAAGGGGAATAGCTCTCGTGAGACAATAAGAAATTATTTTCTGAAAGACTTTTTCAAGGATCATTACAGTACTTATTCTGTCACTGGATCAGGAAAGCGACCTATCTATTGGCTGTTTGACAGCGGCAAGCAGAATGGTTTTAAGGCATTAATATATATGCACCGATACGATGAAAACACCATAGGTAACCTGCGCATTGATTACCTGCATAAGATGCAGCGTATTTACGAAAATGAGATAACAAGGATGCAGGAGACCATTGAAAACAGCAATAATGCTCGAGAAGTGACTGCAGCGACAAAGAGAAAAGAGAAACTGACAAAGCAGCTAAAAGAGACAAAAGAGTATGACGAGAAGATTGCCCATCTTGCATTAGCTCGTACTCCTATTGATCTGGATGATGGTGTAAAGGTTAATTATGAAAAAGTTCAAACGGATACAGAGGGCAAGAAGTTAGATGTACTGGCTAAAATTTAGAAGAAGGGAGGGTGTGTGATGGCAGAATTAAATTTAAAGCAGATAACCGACAAGCTCAATAAAGAGTTCACTGGGGAAACTCGCAAGCTAGTGTTTTGGTACGATGATAAGGCAGAATTTGAACAGGACATTGATTCTTTGGAGATTATTAATGCTAAGATATATCATTTGGAAAAGGACAATCAGTTTCATACCAAATATTTTCTTGAGAGGAAAGATACAGAAACAAACTATCTTATTTATGCACCATTCCCACGCCCACAGGTAAGAGATAACCATCTGGAGGATATGCTACTCTATTCCAAACAGTTCTTCGCTGATCGGGCATCACTGCTGACTGTGGACCTGGGAATCGATCAGAAATACAAACCTGTTATACAGAAATATATTAAGTTCTTTGGCGCTAAAGATCGAACGCAGAAGTTTTATGATCTAGAGCTGGAGAATTTCACTAAAGAAAGTATTGAAGTAGCCTTGATGAGCGTGCTATGTAAAACAAGAGTATCTTTCTTTGATGAAGTTGTGCGTGTTGTTCTGACAGAGGATAAACTGGAAGATAATAAATTTCTAGATGAGTTTAAGAAGTATGATCTCTTGGAGGCCTTTTGGCGTTTATGTGAAGAACAGTTTGGCTATACCGATGTAAAGCCTACACTAGAAAAACTTGTCATTACCATGTTTGTGACCTATACACAGAGATATATTCAAGGCGAGGTACCTTCGCCATGGAAGAGCTTTGTTTCATATAAATCTGGTAATATTATCGCTTTCCTTGATGATCTAATGAATAATGTTTTATACAGGGGGCGATATGATGAGTTATCATCTTATGTTGCAAAAATCCTTAATGCTAAATCGGCATTAGAGAGCTACAACCCGGAAGCCTTATCAAATTGTGATACCTTTGAGGTAGTGGATCAAATTATAATTGGCTGGATAAATGATCGACTTGTTAGTGAAGATGTAGGAGCAAAGCTAAATAACTTAACCATTCCTGAAATCTGTAAAGATCGACGTAAAAAGCATTTTAGAGAGAAATACCGGACGGAGTATCATTTACTAGAAAGTGCCTATTATGTGATATTGGCTGTCAATTATCAAATCAAAGAGGGATTAAAGGATATTGTCAATCAGTATATAACATCTGATTACAAGATCGATAGCCAATACAGAAAATTTTATTTAAACTACGATCAGTTAAGTGAGGCTGCATTTTTTGAAAAGTTAAGAGATCTAGTTGAAAACATCTATACCAATGAGTACCTGGCAAAAAGCGTATACAGTTGGAATAATGCTCTGAAAAAAGGGGATATGAAATCTGTTTTACCTCTTCAGAGGAACTTTTATAGCAAATATGTTCAGCCTAGCAAAGACCGTGTTGTAGTAATCATTTCAGATGCTATGCGCTATGAAGTTGGACAATCTCTTTTCACAAAGCTACAGAATGACGAGAAATGTGCTCCAAAGCTTGAAGCTATCATGGGTGTTTTGCCTTCTTATACCAGACTTGGTATGGGAGCTTTACTACCTCATAGAACCCTTGAACTAACGGAGGATAGCAAGGTACTAGTGGATGGAATGCCTTGTGACTCTCTTAAACAGCGAGAGGCTATATTAAATTCTAATGCACAAAAAAGCAGAAGCATTCAATTTGATGATGTTAAGCTTATGAAAAAAGCTGAGCTTAGAGAAGTTTTTACAGGTATGGATGTAGTTTATATTTACCATAACCAGATTGATGCAAGAGGGGATAAACTAAACACTGAAAATGAAGTATTCACTGCCTGCAGTGAAGCTGTGGAAGAAGTCTTTACTTTGATTAAACGTCTATCAGTGAGCGCCAATACCTACCATTTTATCGTAACAGCAGATCATGGTTTTATTTATAAACGGGATAAGCTACAGGAAAGAGATAAAATCATTCATCTTGCAGATAAAGATTCCTTTGTAAATAGAAGGTTTATTGTTTCAGAAGAAGCACTAGAGGATGATGGGGTCATTTCACTATCCATGGGTGAAATCTTGGGGAATAATGATTCCAAAATGGTATCTGTGCCGATAAGTTTTAATGTATTTAAAGTATCTGGTGGCGGGCAGAACTTCGTTCATGGTGGATCTTCACCTCAGGAAATGATTATTCCAGTTATCGATGTAAAAGTTGAAAAAGGCCATGCAGATACAAGACCAGCACAAATTATGTTGGTGAGTATGGTTCAAAAGATTACAAACCTAATCTCTTCACTAGACTTTATTCAGTCTGAAGCAGTGAGTGATGTAGTCAAAGAAACTAGCTACAATATCTTCTTCATATCAGAAGACAATGAAAAAATATCTAACGAATGTATCTATATTGCAGACAAAAAGGATAATGATCCTAGTAAGAGAATTTTCAGATTAAAGTTCAATTTTAAGAACAAACAGTATGATAAATCCAAGCGATACTACTTAGTAGCATATGATGAAAAAAATGATGTTGAAGTTTTACGTCATGACGTGGTGATGGATATTGCCTTTGCGGATGATTTTGGCTTCGGCTTATAAGGAGGGGTGAATAGGTGGATGAAAGAGAATCAAACCATGATGAAATTGAAATAGAAGAATTTGAAGATGATTTTGACATCAAGGATACCGGTAAGGATGCTGCTGAAGAAATATTTATTTCTGATAACTATCTCAATGACAAGCTGAATGACGTCTTTGCAGGAAAGATAGTACGGAAAGATTTGACGAAGAAGATCAAAGAAGGGGCTAATGTACCTGTATATGTTCTGGAGTATCTCCTAGGGATGTACTGTGCAACAACGGAGGAGGAAGCTATAGCTGAAGGGGTAAGCAATGTCAAAAGCATCCTAGCTGAAAACTTCGTTCGCCCTGATGAAGCACAGAAGATTATCTCTAAATTAAGAGAACGTGGTAGTTATACAGTTATTGATAAGATTTCTGTCAAACTAAATTATCGACATGATATCTATGAGGCGGAATTCTCTAACCTAGGAATCAAAAATATACCTATTTCAGAGAAATATGCATCAGATTTTGAACGTCTTCTTAGTGGAGGCATCTGGTGTATTGTTCAGCTGGAATATTTCTATGATGAAGCAGATAAAAGTAGAATTCCCTTCATCATTACGAAACTTACTCCTATTCAAATGCCAAATCTAGATATGGGTGAGGTTTTAGGTGGTAGAGAGCAGTTTACCAAAGATGAATGGATCGATATCATCCTTCGATCCATAGGGATGGAGCCGATTAAATTCTCGCTCAGAGTAAAGCTACTATTACTAGCTAGAATGATACCACTTGTAGAAAACAACTTCAACCTATGTGAGCTAGGGCCTCGTGGTACTGGAAAATCTCATGTATATAAGGAAATCTCTCCAAATAGCATTTTGGTCTCCGGTGGCCAAACCACTGTGGCGAATCTTTTCTATAACATGTCTAATAAGACCGTAGGTCTTGTTGGTATGTGGGATTGTGTCGCTTTTGATGAAGTAGCAGGGATTACCTTTAAAGATAAAGATGGCATACAGATCATGAAGGATTATATGGCATCCGGATCGTTTTCCAGAGGCAAAGAAGAAAAAAATGCTTCGGCGTCCATGGTTTTTGTGGGAAATATCAATCAAAGTGTGGATGTACTGCTTAAAACGTCTCACTTGTTTGATCCATTCCCTGAAGCAATGGCCTATGACAGTGCATTTTTTGATAGGATGCATTGCTATCTACCAGGATGGGAGATACCCAAATACAGACCCGATTTTTTCACAAACCAGTATGGGTTTATCACTGACTATCTGGCGGAGTTTCTGAGAGAGTTGAGAAAGACTTCCTATGCGGATGCGCTGGATCAGTATTTCAAACTAGGAAACAACCTAAATCAACGTGATGTGATTGCCGTAAGAAAAATGGTATCGGGACTTATAAAGTTGATTTATCCAAATGGAAAGTTCAACAAAGAAGATATTGAGGAAATACTCAGATTTGCACTGGAAAGCCGCAGACGTGTCAAAGAGCAGTTGAAGAAAATTGGTGGCATGGAGTTTTATGATGTGAATTTCTCCTATATCGATAATAAAGATTTCACAGAAGAATTTGTTCCTGTACCCGAGCAAGGCGGTGGCAAACTGATTCCTGAAGGACTTCATAAGCCAGGACAGGTATATACTGTAAGTCGAGGGAAATCTGGCATGCTTGGCGTATTCAAACTGGAAACAGAAATGGTTTCTGGATCTGGTAAGTTTGAGCGCACAGGAATTGGGTCTGACAGGGAAGCAAAAGAATCTATAGATACAGCTTATAGGTATCTAAAAGCCAATAGCAAAAATGTTAGTGGTACCATCAGCACCTCAACAAAGGACTATTTAATGCATCTTCAGGATTTAAACGGAATAGGTATCACCAATCAGCTGTCTTTAACTGCATTTGTGGGCCTATGTTCAGCTGCACTACACAAGCCGGTGATCAGCAGCCTTGCAATTCTAGGAAACTTAAGTATTAGTGGAAGTATTATAAAAGTTGAAGAGCTGGCCAATGTTCTTCAGGTTTGTCTAGATAGTGGCGCTAAAAAAGTATTATTGCCAATTACGTCAGCTGCGGACATGTCGTCTGTTCCACCGGAGCTCATGGGTAAATTCAATCTGATTTTTTATCAGACACCAGAAGATGCAGTCTTTAAAGCTCTTGGTGTTGAGTAACTGCTTAAATATAGCTTGAAAAAGAAATAAGCATCCGCCTGAGTGTCCAGGTAGATGCTTATTTTATTTGCCGAATTTCCGGGAGTTCTGCATAAGGTCAAAAATTTTAAAATTCAAGAACGATTGCAACTCTCCACTTAGTTTTTCGAGATCTTCTTGAGTTATTTCAAACTCGCCTTCTTTGCCTTTTAAAACAATATAGGCATCCTCTTCATCATAAATAATTTTATAACCAAGTAGGTGGAGCTGCATTTCCATATAATAATCAAAGCTTCTTTTGATTTCTGGATGCTCGTTCCAATCCATTAAATAGGTCGGTGTGAGTTGAAGTGCATCAGCCAAGGCTTTTATCTTGTCTTTTCTTACGTTCTTTATATCTCCATTTTCATATCTTAGAATCGTAGGTGCACTCACCCCTGCAGCCTTAGCAACTTCCTCTAGAGTTAAGCCCAATTCTAATCTTCGATTTTTTATCTTATCTTTAAATTCCACCACTTCACCCGCTTTCATAAGAATATCATTTATTTTACTATACATTAAATTTTGCGTATTTGCAATATTAACTTATAAATTCTAAACAAAAATTGCGTTTACGTATTGACGGATAAAGCGAGATGTATTAGAATAAAATTACGCAAACGCAAAATAGGAGTGAGGTGACAAAATGTTTAATCAAAAGAAGTTCAAAGCTTTATTGGTTATGAAGGGCAAAACAATGCAGAATATTGCTGATTTACTAGGGATCAATCAAGCCACGCTATATAGAAAGATCAATGGTAACAGTGATTTCTATAGGCGTGAGATTCAGGCTATATGTAATTATCTTAAGATTGAAGACCCCAATGAAATTTTTTTTGCTCAAGAAATTACGCAAACGCAAAATTATTAAGTGGGTTAAAAATATGATTACCAAGATATCAGTTCTGTTGGTTAATAAGTGAGAGATTTCTTAAGTCAGGGGGGCAACTTTTCACACTCTCGTGGCCTATATATTGGGACCATTTTTTTAAAAAAGGGGGTTTACCATTTACTCTCCCGTGGCCTATATATAAGGATTAAAAATTCTCTCTAAAAAGGGGGGGAATTTTCACACTCTCGTGACCTATATATAGGGGCAAAAATATTTTTGAAAAAGGGCCCCGATTTTTCCTTTCTCGTGACCTATATATAGAGGCTAAAAATTAAAAACCCAAAGGAGGAACATGTCATGAACAAATCTTTAAAAGAATTATTTGAAACTTATGGTGAAGAGGTGGTTGTTGGAAGGATCTTAGAGCAGCTAAAGCTTTTAGCCTTCAGTGATGACAAAGAAGTCAAAGAAGCGGTTATAGCCGCAATAAATGATGCAGGATGTGATACAGAGTACATCTTCAATCTTTGTGAATACACTAACCTTGTTAGCTATGCATCTGATGAAGTGGTGGTTACGACTGAACCCTGGATGGAAAACTAGGTGGTTACATATCACCAGAAAGGAGGTCATCATGAAGTTTATTATATCCACCGGCAACACCAGACATGACAAGTACTGGAAAAAACAAACTGTGACATGGGATGAGTTTGTAAAAAAACTCTCCCTTACCACTTATACAAGAGAGACTCAGGATGAATTCCGCCACATGAAGAAAAAGCAGCAGGATAACATCAAAGATGTGGGCGGCTATATTGCAGCAGAGTTAAAAGATGGGCGTCGTTTGAATGAAAATATCGAATCAAAAACGATGCTATCTCTTGATGTGGACTATGCAAAATCAGCAGATGAATATATAGCTGACATTAAACTAAACTTCAAATATGCTTCTTGCACTCATTCCACCCATAGCCATGCATCTGAGAAACCAAGGCTAAGAACGGTGGCTCCTTTTTCTAGACCGGTTTCAGCTGATGAATATCAAGCCATTAGCAGGATGGTTGCTTTTGAAATTGGTATGGAGTACTTTGACGAAGCTTCCTTCAAGCCAAGCCAGTTTATGTACTGGCCGAGCACTTCCAGTGATGGAGAATATGTCTTTGAAGAGATGAAAGGACCATTTCTAGATCCAGATGTCATATTGGCAAAATACGATAACTGGAAAGATATATCCTCATGGCCAGGTTCATCAAGACAAACAGACGCTGCGCAAAGGGAGAAGAAGAAACAGCAAGATCCACTCTCAAAGTCTGGTCTTATTGGAGCATTCTGCAGGAGCTATACCATAAGAGAAGCCATTGGGACTTTTTTATCCGAGGTCTATGAGCCAAGTGCAGCCTCAGATCGTTATGATTATATCCCAGCAGATTCTTCCGCAGGGGTGTGGATAGAGGATGATAAGTTTTCCTTCTCCCATCACTCCACTGATCCGGCATATGGGATGATGCTAAATGCTTTTGATTTAGTCCGAATCCACCATTTTAGAAACCTTGATGACAAAAGTCCGGAAGACACGCCTTCATCTAAGTTACCTTCCTATAAGGCCATGATGGAGTTTGCCTCAAAGGATGAAAAGGTCAAACTCCGTCTTCTACAGGAGAGGCAGGCTAGGGCGCTAGAGGATTTTGGTGAAGAGAACGATTGGCAGAAAAGACTAGAATATGAGTCCCGCTCCACGGTACTTAAAAACAATCTGCATAACATCACGCTCATTCTACAGAATGATCCAAATCTACAAGCATTGGTATTTAATCAGCAGCTTGATGGTATGGAGATCAAAGGCAGCGTCCCTTGGAACCATCCTTCAAAGTACTGGAGGGATGCAGATGATGCCCAGCTTATCAGCTACATCGACTCAAACTACGGGACCTTTTCACAGAGGAACTATCAAATTGCTGTAGCCAAAGTCACGGATGACAGGTCTTACCATCCTATTCGAGAATACCTGGACTCTTTACCGGAATGGGACAAAATACCAAGAGTAGATACCTTACTCATTGATTATCTCGGCGCTGATGACAATCTTTACGTCCGTGCCGTTACCAGAAAAACCTTGTGCGCTGCAATTAGTCGAGTGCAAAACCCTGGGTGCAAATTTGACTCCATGCTCGTATTAAATGGGCCTCAAGGAGTTGGTAAAAGTACATTGATCTCAAAGCTCGCTGGCGAATGGTTCTCTGACAGCTTAAACCTTGGAGATACCAAAGATAAAACCGCAGCAGAGAAACTTCAGGGTTACTGGATTCTTGAGATTGGTGAGCTGGCAGGTCTTAGAAAAGCTGAGGTAGAAACCCTGCGTTCTTTTCTCTCAAGGCAAAATGATATCTATCGTGCGGCTTTTGGAAAACGCGCAACCCCTCACCAGCGTCAGTGTATCTTCTTCGGTACCACCAACGCAGAGTCCGGATACCTAAGAGATACTACGGGAAACCGTCGTTTCTGGCCTGTGAAAACTCCCGGTGGTGGTAGTAAACATTCTTGGCAGATTACCGCTGAAGAGATCCAGCAGATATGGGCTGAAGCCCTAGTATACGTAAAAGCGGGTGAAAAGCTATATCTGGATCCATCTATGGAGCAGCTGGCTAAGGCCGAACAGCGTGAAGCTATGGAGTCCGATGAGCGTGAAGGCTTAGTCAGAGAATACCTTGATACACTTCTCCCAGATGATTGGAACAAGATGGACCTTTTTGAGAGAAGAAACTTCCTAAGTGGAAATGAGTTTAACGCAGCTCCAAGATTGGGGACGATTCCTCGCAGCAGTGTCTGCAACATGGAAATCTGGTGTGAGTGCTTTGGGAAAGATAGGGCCAACTTAGGCCGGGCAGACTCCAATACCCTGGCCGCAATTTTAACGAAACTTGGCTGGGTAAGGCAGGATAAAAAAGAACGAACGACGCTTTATGGTCCACAGTATATCTTTGTACCTAAAAGCTGTTCCTAGCAGTGTTCCTAAAAATGTTGATTTTGGGTACATGTTCCGGAGTAGTGGATGTTCCTTAATAAATGGTTAGGAACAAATTACGGAACACCTCAAATCCCACTGGCGGCAAGCCTTAGAAGATGGTGTGTTCTTATATTCCTAACAACTATTATTAATTTAAAAATAGATAGAATAGGCCCTATATACAGTAAAACACGTATATTCGCGCGTATAGGGCTTTTAGAGATTTGAGAACAACAAGAACAGGAGGTTGATCAGATGAACTCAAATGGATATGAAGCAAGATGCCAGAAGCGCCTTGAAAAGTGGCATGCCCCCATTAGTGATTGGTATTGCACAGATGTAATTGATATCGAGGAAGAAGCATCAGATACAGATCTCTTTACCTGCGAACTTTGTGGGTGTAGCAGAGTGAGATTCGTCCATGTGATGGAGCATGATGATTACTTTGAGGACATCCGTGTTGGTTGCATTTGCGCAGGAATCATGGAGGGTGATGTTCTAGCAGCAATAGAGCGAGAGCGCCTCATGAAGAATAGGGCAAAGAGAAAAAAGAATTTCCCCAAGCGAAAATGGAAAGAGACACCTTATGGCACTTATATCCTTATGCATAAGGGTTCGTGGATAAAGATGATCCATAGCAAATTTAATGATCAGCACTACGGCGTCAGCTACAACGGGAAATCCGTATGGAAGTATAAAGGAAAGCCCATAACAAATTTCTTATCAGCATCGTATGCCGCCTTTGACCTTGTGGATCCAGTTGAAAGGATAATGAGGCTATGAGCATAAGAGCTAGAGTACCTGAGATGCTAGACGAGGCATTAGAGGTGAGGGGTTTAACATCGATGAAACTAGGCTTAGGATCGGACCATTGTGGGTGGCGGGAAGCGGATTACAGATTTTATGAAAGGAGACCAGAGATGACAGCTAAATCATATTTATCACAGGCCCTATGGCTGGATAGCATTATCGATCAAAAACTAGAAGAGCAAGAAAGGTTGCAGGCGTTAGCGGAAAAGATGACACCTTCCTATGCTGAGGTAAAGGTATCAAATGGACAGAATATTAACACTCGTGAAGAAAACAATGTGAAACTCATTGATCTAAAACATGAAACCAATGAGATCATCGATCGTTTAGTGGATCTGACTCAAGAAATCAGGTGTACGATCAGACGAGTTGAAGACCCACTAGATCAGCTGGTATTGGAAATGAGATATCTCAACAAGAAAAGCTGGAATGACGTTGCTACAAGCCTAGGATACGATAAAAGATATACCATGAAACTCCATGCCAGGGCTTTGAAAAAAATCGACAAGATATTAAAAGAGGACACTAAAAGACATAGAAAGACACCTGGCAAGTATGATAGAGTATAAGGTGTAAAGAGATATAAAAAAACGGTAGAGCCTGATGGATGAAGGTCCTGAAGGCTTTTGATATTTGAGAAGCCTTTGTGGGAGAACCTGCAGGGGCTTTTTTCATGGAAAGGATGGAGAAGATGAAACCGGAATGGAAAGACTTAAGAAGAAAACCCTCAGTTGAAGATCTTAGAAAAAGACTTAATCGCTTAAATAAAATCCATCAGGAGCATGAGAACCTGATGAGAACCATGCTGGAGCTAACCCATGAAAAAGTAGAGAACACGCTTTATGGGAAAGATCACCTGGAAGATAAGGATCTGGAGAGTTCATTGGTGTTTGTGGAGAGACAAAGAGAAGCCCTTGCGAGTCAATATAAGCTTGAACTTAAAAGGCTTTACCGTTTCTTAGAGACGGTGGGAGATCCTGAAGTAAAACTGCTACTGACACTGAGGTATGCTCACTCTTTAAGCTTTGAGGAAATTGCTGAGGTGATTGGAATGGGTGTTGATAGAGTTGAAAACCTTCATGAAGCGTTTATCCTTGAGAGGTGATGTAGGTGCCCAGACGACCAAACATTCCGTGTAAGCACCCTGGCTGCAATCGGCTGGTACCACCAGGGACAAAGTTCTGTGAAGAACATGACAAGCTGTACCGAGCCGATGCCAGGACCACTAAGGATAAAGGTTACGATGGCCGGTGGAGAAAGGCGAGAGCCAGGTACTTAAAGCGCCATCCCATTTGTGTTCGTTGTCTTAAGCAAGGGAAGTATGTCAAGGCTACAGTAGTAGACCACATCAAACCTCACCGTGGAGATGAACAGCTCTTCTGGAACGAGAGCAACTGGCAAGCGCTCTGCAAGTCTTGTCACGATAAGAAAACGATGACTGAAGATAGATATCAAGAATATAAATACTAATGTTACCCCCTAGGGGCGGGTCAAATCCCTACAGTTTTTTCAGATGGAGACCGCGCCCCCCTCTTGTGTGAAAAAACGCAGAATTAAATAGGGGGGATACCTAAAAAGGGCTTAACCGCCTGAAAAAACTAAATGAAATAGCAAAACTACAAGAAAAACATCGCCTTAAGGATGTGAATGGTTTCGCTATATTGTTACTACTTTTGCTGTAAAACAGCTGCTTAAAGCAGGGTTTTGCGGCATTTTTTATGCAATTAATTAACGAAAGGGTGTGAAGCGGGTGACGAACTTTCAAGCCAAACAAATAAGAGAACTTCGAATGAGAGGCGTTGGGTATCGGGCCATTGCTTCTCTCACAGGACTTTCAAGAGATATTGTTAGAAATTACTGTAAGACCCATGACCTGGATGGCTTAGCCACTGATGTCAGAATCAACATCAAAGAAAAGATGGAAAAAGGCGAGGCTTGCTTGAGCTGTGGCAGGGATTTGAAACAACCAGTCACGGGACGAAAGCGAAAGTTCTGCTCAGATACCTGCAGGCGGGAATGGTGGCTTCAGCACTCAGATAGTATCAAGAGAAATGAGACAGCCTACTATGAACTAACCTGTGCTTATTGCGGCGAGGACTTCAAGGTCTATGGAAATAAGAACAGAAAATACTGCAGTCACAACTGCTATGTACATGATAGATTTTGGAGAAAAGAAGAAGGAAGATCCCCCTATGTAGGACCTTCCATGATTAAGGAGGCATATTATGAGTGATATGAAATGGCAAACCATACCGGTAGAAGATTTGAAACCGGCTGAATATAACCCGAGGAAAAAGCTAAAAGCAGGAGATAAGGAATACGAGAAAATCAAGAACTCAATATTGGAGTTCGGTTATGTAGAACCGATTATCGTTAACTTTGATATGACGGTGATTGCTGGACACCAAAGGCTAACGGTCCTTAAGGATATTGGCCACACAGAAGTGCAGTGTGTAGTTCTAGAGATTAAAGACGATGCAAAGGTTAAAGCGCTCAATATTGCACTGAATAAAATTGCTGGTGAGTGGGACGAAAAAATGCTAGCAGATCTACTTGTTGATATTCAAGCAGCCGATTTTAATACAGATTTTACTGGATTTGAGCCGCCTGAGATAGAGCAGCTTTTTTCTAAAGTCCATGACAAAGAAATCAAAGATGATGATTTTGATGTGGATGAAGCTCTAAAGGAAGAACCCATATCAAAACAGGGAGATCTTTGGTTACTTGGAAAGCACCGTCTAGTTTGTGGAGATAGCACGATTCCTGAAAACTATGAAAAACTCATGGATGGGAAGAAGGCTAATATGATCCTCACGGACTTGCCTTATAACGTGGACTATGAGGGCACTGCTGGGAAAATCAAAAATGACAATATGGGCGATAAAGAGTTCTATGAGTTTCTCTTAAAAGCCTATACCAATATGTTTGAGAATCTCGTCGATGGCGGTACGATCTATGTATTTCACGCAGACCGGGAGACGGTCAATTTTAGGTCAGCTTTTAAGGAAGCTGGCTTCTTTTGTCACCAGACCTGCATTTGGGTGAAGAATGCTCCGGTACTAGGGAGATCAGATTATCTCTATGCTCATGAGCCTGTTCTATATGGATGGAAGCCGACAGCAAGCCATAAGTTTTATGGGGATCGAAAGCATAAAACCATTTGGAATTTTGACAGACCAACGAAATCAAAACTCCATCCGACAATGAAGCCATTGCAGCTGTTAGCCTATCCCATTAAGAATTCAAGCCTTGCCAATTGCATCGTCTTGGATCCTTTTGGTGGATCAGGCAGTACACTCATCAGTAGTGATCAGACAAACAGGATTTGTTACATGATAGAGCTTGATGAAAAATTTGTGGATGTCATTGTATCAAGGTTCGTGCTCCATGCAGGAACAAGCGCAGATGTTTTTCTTATAAGAGATGGAGAGAAAATCTCCTATGAAGATTTAAAGTCTATAGAAGCTGATGAAGAATAAACTTCAGGAACTATTGTGGAGGTGATTTAAATGGGGTGATTCAAAAAAATCGATATCGATTATTAGAAGATGGTAAAACCATGGCCGGGACCCTTTCCGGAGGACATGTGTTTATATTTGATAGAGAGGACTTTAAAACTGTAAAATCAAGAAACTGGTATCCAAATCGTAAGTTTGGTGAGAAAGGAACTGTCTACGTCATTGATAGAGAGGGTAACCAGCTCCATCAGATATTACTAAAACCACCAAAGGGATATGAGGTTGATCACATCGACCTGAATCCGCTTAACAACAAAAGAGAGAACTTGAGGGTTTGTACCCATCAGCAAAATCAGTGTAATCAGCCTACTCAAGTAAATAACACTTCTGGTGTAACAGGTGTGAGTTTCTATCAGCCAAGACAAAAATATAGAGCGAGAATCAAAGCGTCCCAGTATGATATTCATCTGGGATATTTTCATACCTTTTTAGAGGCGGTACAAGCAAGGAACGAAGGAATAAAGCTGATGTTTGGTGAGTATGGAAGGCTTAATGATGTACCGGAAGCACCAAAATGGATCAAAGATATGGTCTTTGATAAATGCAGCCGACATTTTGATAAAGCTGCAGTCTATTAATAAAAGAATCTACTGAATAGTCCAAGAATGCTTGACTTATATCCTCTTTAGAGTGATGTATGTAGTACCCAAAACAAAGGAGGTATAAGTCAATGCGTATTGAAACGACATGTGAAAATCGAAAAGAACTGGTGAAAAGTATCGGTGAATTTTTAGGACAGAAACCTAAGTATGTAGGACCACCAAGTTATGCATACAAGGTGGAAGGCTACACCATTGAACGAGATGGAACGGTGGTGAGTGAAACAGAAATGGATGGTGAAAGGATGAGAACACATTTAGAAGAAAATGGATTTGCAGAACCAAGACAGGAGCTTGAAAGTCTGGAGGTTACTGTTCCTTTAGAGGAGATGGAAGGACCCCATCTTCAAAATCTGATCTACATGCTTAGAAGCAAACAGTACCTGCTTAATCGAGTGGTGGGGAAAGGCCAATTTTCTATCAGTGATGAATTTATTGATACCCTGCAAACGAATCTACCTGAAAGCAAAGAAGAGTTCCTTAACCTATGCAGTGAAAATGCTGAAGCCATTTCAGGACTCAGCTTTGAAGAGGACAAGGTAACCTTCACCTTCCCAGGTTCAGAAAAGCCGGAGAAGAACAGGGCCTACGTTGAACTGGCTGCCATGATGGTGGCCCATGCAAGAGAGGCAAAGCGAATAAGCCCAAAAGCCAGCGAACCTGAAAATGAAAAATACTACCTTCGGGTATGGCTGGTCAGACTTGGCCTAGGAGGCAAAGGAGCAAAGGACTCAAGAAAGGCCCTGCTTGAAGGCTTAAAAGGACACACCGCCTTTCGTACCCCTGCTGACGCCGAGAAGCACAAGGCGAGATTGCGTGAAAGAAAAGCGGGTGAAAGCCATGACGAATAGACCAAGGGCATTATTCGGCAGAAAGCTCAATGACCTGAAAGAACTTAAAGAAGCTACAGCCCATGCCAAACAAGCTGGACAGCGAGGCAGCCTATATGAAGTGATCAAAGTAGTCTCCTTGGATGGTGATGACTTCAAAGCCTTTGCAGAAGATTTCTTCAATGAGCAACCTTGGATTAATAAGTCCGATGGCGGATCCAATGAAAACGGAGAAATCAGATGCATCCGGGTTATCAACACTGCGACCGGTGAGCGTGTCCTCATTAATAGCGAGGGCTACTCCTGGTGCCGGTATACAGCACTAGAAGAATGAAATAAATATGCGTTTTATATGCACATTTAACTTGCTATTACCTGTGTTTAGAGTGATATATAGTACTACCAAAAAGCTTAAAACACAGGTAAGAGAAAGGATGAGAGCAGATGAAAACGCAAACCTTCGGGATCGAAATCGAAGTTACAGGGATTACAAGAGAGCAGGCAGGGCAGGTCATTGCAGACTACTTTGGAACCAGAAACATCTATGCGGGAGGTGGCTACAGAACCTACGAGGTCATGGACAACAAGGGGAGAACCTGGAAAGCCATGTACGACTCAAGCATTGTTCCTCAAAAGAAAAAAGGACGAACCAGAGTTTCAGCCGGAGATGAATACAAAACGGAAGTGGTCAGCCCCATCCTCACCTACGAGGACATGGAGGATTTGCAGGAACTGGTTAGGCAGCTTAGACACAAGGGAGCAATTGTAAATAACTCCTGCGGAATACATGTACATGTTGGAGCAGAACGCTTCACACCGCAAACCTTAAGAAACATTGTCAACATCATCGCCAGCAAGGAAGATATCCTTTACAAGGCGCTTAAGATAGATCGAGGAAGAATTAGGTATTGCAAGAAAACCAACGAGAAGCTTTTGGAAACCATCAATAAGAAAAAGCCAAAGACCATGAGAGAGCTTTCAGACATTTGGTATGCAGAGGATCCCTACGGAAGAGACAGGCATTACAATGCCACCCGATATTATGGACTCAACCTACACGCCACTTTTACCAAAGGCACTGTAGAATTTAGACTTTTCAACGCCACCACCCATGCCGGAGAGGTAAAAGCATACATTCAGTTTTGCCTGGCAGTGAGCCACCAAGCCTTAAGTCAAAAGAAAGCATCAGCTAGAAAAACGGTGACGGACAACGAGAAGTACGCCTTCAGATGTTGGATGCTAAGGCTGGGGCTTATCGGGGACGAGTTTAAAACCTGCAGGCTCCATTTTCTAAAGTATCTTGATGGAAACTCAGCATGGAGACAAGCTGGATGAAATGAATAGCCACAGGCTCACCGGGGCGGGAGAACCGCCCTTAAGGTGGTAGGAGGGTTCCCGAATCGGCTGAAAAGCCCACACAGGCCAAGCTGGCGGGGAAGAATGGCCCTTTAGGAAAGGATGGAAAGAAATGAAAACTAAACTGTACATTGCCTACGGGAGCAACATGGATGAAAGTCAAATGGCTTTCAGATGCCCTAGGGCAAAGCTAAGAGGTGTATCAGTAATTGAAGATCACAGGCTTATCTTCAAAGGCTCAAAGACAGGTGCTTATGCCACCATTGAAAAAGAAGAAGGGCAAAAGGTGCCGGTGGTGCTTTGGGAAATTGAACCGACAGACGAACATAACCTTGATCGTTATGAAGGCTTTCCAACCTTCTACTACAAGGAGTGGATGGAGTTAGACCTTGATGGTGAAAAGGTTCAAGGAATGTTCTACATGATGGATCAAGACAGGAAACTAGGACAGCCCAGCTACCATTACTACAAAACCCTTCAAGATGCCTACGAGAGATTTGGCTTTGATAAGACCATCTTAGAAATAGCACTGGAGGATTCTTCGGTAGAGGGGGATGAAGATGTTTATTAGAAAAGAAATCCTAGAGAAACTAAGAGAAGAGTACCCACCCGGAACAAGGGTAGAACTGATTCAAATGGAAGATATACAAGCACCACCAACGGGAACCCAGGGAACGGTAATTGGTGTAGATGATATCGGAAGCATCATGGTTTCCTGGGACAATGGCAGTAGCCTTAGTGTGGTATATGGTGAGGACAGCTGCAGAAAACTAGAAGGTTAAAACACAGATTTAAGCCAAGTGAAAGACTTCTTCGGAGGTCTTTTTTCTTGCTGTTAGCCAATGAGAGGAGGTGGGACTTATGGCACAGAGAGGAAGAAAACCCAAACCGACAGCACTGAAAGAACTAGAAGGAAACCCTGGGAAACGGGCACTTAACGATAAAGAACCAAAACCGCCAAAGAAAGCTCCCAGATGTCCTTCATGGTTAGAGCAGGAAGCAAAGAAAGAATGGAGACGAATGGGGAAGCTACTTGAGCAGATGGGGATTCTGACAGAAATGGACATGGCGGCTTTTGCGGGCTACTGTCAGGCATACGCCAGATGGAAGGAAGCAGAGGAGTTTATCACCCAGCATGGAACCATGATCAGAACCCCTAATGGTTATTTACAACAGGTGCCGCAGGTTTCCATTGCCCAAACCAATCTAAAAATCATGCTCAAGTTCTGTGAGCAGTTTGGACTGACGCCCTCTGCAAGAAGCAGAATTGTGGCTGGTGAAGGTACTGTGGACCCGGCAGATGAAATGGAGAAGATTCTGGGAGGTGGTGTGTAATGGCCTATAAATACACACCATCCCCCTTTATGCTTGAAACTTCCCATTATGATAAAGCGAAAGCAGATAGGGCAGTTGCCTTTATTGAAAACCTAAGACACACCAAGGGAAAATGGGCAGGGAAGAAGTTTCTTCTGCTACCTTGGCAAGAACAGATCATCCGAGATCTATTTGGTATCGTTGGAGAAAACGGAAAGCGCCAGTTCCTGACAGCCTATGTTGAGATACCCAAGAAACAGGGGAAGTCTGAACTAGCCGCCGCAATTGCGCTCTTTCTTCTTTATGCGGACAACGAACCCAGTGCAGAGGTTTATGGTGCAGCTTGCGATAGATCACAGGCATCCATAGTATTCGATGTGGCAAAGCAAATGGTACAAATGACACCGGCTTTACTAAAGCGGTCGAAGATTACAGCTGCCACCAAACGAATCGTCAATTATTCTAATGCAGGCTTCTATCAGGTATTATCCGCTGAGACGGGAACCAAGCATGGACTTAATGTATCGGGCCTTGTGTTTGATGAGATTCATGCACAGCCGAACAGAAAACTGTATGATGTTTTGACAAAAGGTTCCGGGGATGCCAGAGAGCAACCCTTGTTTTTTATCATCACCACTGCAGGAACCGATAAAAATAGCATTTGCTATGAACTCCACAGTAAAGCTCTGGATATAAAGGCCGGTCGAAAGAAAGACCATACCTTCTACCCGGTGGTGTATGGACTGACAGAAGCAGATGATTGGAATGATGAATCCAACTGGTATAAAGCGAATCCTTCGCTGGGACATACCATTTCCATAGATCGGGTGAGAGAAGCTTACAAGAATGCTCTTGAAAACCCTGCCGAAGAGAATGTGTTTAAACAGCTAAGACTCAATATCTGGACTTCAGCGACAGTGTGCTGGATACCCGATCACATTTATGATCGAGGAAATCTACCCATTGATATGGAGTCACTGCAAGGTCGTGAATGTTATGGAGGTCTTGACCTTTCCAGTACATCGGATATCACAGCCTTTGTTCTTGTGTTTCCACCAAGGGGTGAGGATGAGAAGCACATCGTCTTACCATTCTTCTGGTTACCGGAGGATACTTTGGCGTTAAGATGCAGAAGAGACCACGTGCTCTACGATGTTTGGGAGCTACAGGGCTATATCCAAACCACTGAAGGGAACGTGATTCATTATGGCTTTATTGAAAAGTTTATTGAGGAGCTTGGAGAGAAGTATCACATTAAAGAAATTGCCTTTGACCGGTGGAATGCCACTCAAATGGTCCAGAACTTAGAGGGTATGGGATTTACAGTTGTACCCTTTGGACAGGGATATAAGGACATGTCCCCACCAAGCAAGGAGTTATATAAACTTCTTATGGAGGGGAATATCAATCATGGTGGTCACCCAGTCCTTAAATGGATGGCGCAAAATGTAGTCATGCGTCAAGATCCGGCAGGAAACATCAAACCGGATAAGGAAAAGTCAGTAGAGAAAATCGATGGTATAGTTGCTACCATCATGGCTCTTGATCGTTGTATTAGAAATAAAGACGATGACTCCAGCGTTTATGATGAACGTGGAATCATCGTCTTTTAATTACTGCTCAATTTCAATTACAGTAGGGCAATCAAGAAAGCGAGTTGCAGTGCCAACGCCATAAGAATTAACAGCACATCGTTCTTTCTGATTCTGATACCCAAGAACGAACTTGAACAAATACCCCATCAAGGATCCTAACCATTGGCTTTCCTGACCGGTAAATTTATAGTCAGGTCTTGGTGAGTTCTTTCTTTCCCAAATAAGAAGCAAAGATTTTACTGGTGGAATGCCTAAATCATTAGCAAAGATAATGTTGGATAGAAGGACTGGATCAGTGATAGTGTCCATACAAAAATCCCAAAGCGCACCAGAGTTTACAAAAGGTGAAGCATTTTTGTATGTAGCAGAAAAGTCATTCATGATCCGTGATTTAATGTGATTTACATTCATGGTAAACCTCCTTTTAATTGAACATACATATTATTGTATGTTTAGAATATCATGAAAAAATATCATTGTCAACACAAAATTGAACCTTCATAATAATGTGTGTTTAGGAGTGAAAATATGAATATACCAATTATCACAAAGTTAATAAAGGCTCGTGATAAGCCTAAAGATTACTACTCTGGTTCAAATTACACTTATTTGTTTGGGCCAACGACAAGCGGAAAGACCGTCAATGAATTCACTGCCATGCAAACTACAGCGGTATATTCCTGTGTGCGTATTCTGGCAGAAGCGGTAGCCTCTCTCCCACTACATGTGTACAGGTATAAGGAAAATGGCAAGGAGCGGGTGTATAACCATCACCTTTACCATATCCTTCATAACGAACCCAATACAGAGATGAGCTCCTTTGTATTTCGAGAGACACTGATGAGCCATTTGCTTATTTGGGGGAATGCCTATGCACAGATTATCCGTGATGGCGCTGGTCGAGTGGTTGCTTTGTATCCACTTTTACCAAACAAGATGACAGTTAGCAGAGACAAGAACGGAGAAATCTACTACATCTACACCACAACATCTGATGAGAATCCAAACTTTAAAGACTATGGTTCAGTGGTGTTAAGAAAACAGGATGTTCTTCACATTCCAGGATTGGGCTTTGATGGTTTGGTGGGATACTCTCCAATCGCCATGGCGAAGAATGCTGTGGGTATGACCATAGCCACTGAAGAATATGGAGCCAGCTTCTTTGCCAATGGAGCTAATCCCGGAGGTGTGCTTGAACATCCAGGAGTGCTTAAGGATCCAAAAAAGGTTAGAGATTCTTGGAATGAAGTGTACCGAGGAACAGCCAATGCCCATAAGATTGCTGTCCTTGAAGAAGGGATGAAGTATCAGCAAATTGGTATTCCACCGGAAGAAGCACAGTTTCTTGAAACCAGAAAATTTCAGATCAATGAAATAGCAAGGCTCTATCGGATTCCGCCTCATATGGTGGGGGATCTTGAGAAATCCAGCTTCTCAAATATTGAGCAGCAATCCTTAGAGTTCGTAAAATATACCTTGGATCCTTGGGTCATAAGATGGGAACAAGCCATGCAGCGTTCACTCCTACTTCCAAAAGAGAAGCAGGAGTTTTTTATTAGACTCAATGTGGACGGACTTCTACGGGGTGATTACCAAAGTCGTATGAATGGTTATTCCGTTGCAAGGCAGAATGGATGGCTTTCGGCCAATGACATAAGAGAGATGGAGGATATGAATCCAATCCCAGATGAGGAAGGAGGAAACCTATATCTAATCAATGGCAACATGACAAAGCTCAAGGATGCCGGTTTGTTTGGCGGCCAAGGCCAGAGTGAGGCAGCAAATAAGAAGGGAAGTGAGGAAAGCAGATGAAGCGCAAATTTTGGAACTGGGTCAAGAATGAGGGTGAAAGAACCCTCTTTTTAAATGGAGAAATTTCAGATGAAACCTGGTATGGGGACGAAGTGACTCCAAAGCTATTCAAGGAAGAACTTGAGTCGGCCCAGGGAGATATCACCGTTTGGATCAATTCTCCGGGCGGAGATGTTTTTGTAGCCGCACAAATTTACAACATGTTGATGGACTATCAGGGAAATGTGACGGTGAAAATCGATGGTCTGGCTGCATCAGCTGCTTCTGTTATTGCAATGGCGGGAACGGAAGTACAGATGTCACCTGTGGCCATGATGATGATCCACAATCCCATGACGGTAGCCATCGGGGATTCAAAGGAAATGCAAAAGGCCAGTGAGATGCTCTCGGAGGTTAAGGAAAGCATTATGAATGCTTATGAAATCAAGACAGGTCTTACGAGAACAAAGATATCCCACTTGATGGATGCAGAGTCCTGGTTCAATGCAAGAAAAGCAGTGGAGCTGGGATTTGCAGATACAATTCTATTTTCTGGTGAGGAGGAGAAAGTGGAGGGTGAACCCCTGGAAGCTGTGATGTTTTCTAGAGCCGCAGTAGCCAATTCACTACTAACCAAGCTTATCCCACCCAAACCAGAGAACAGAACACCTATTGAGCAGTTGGAAAAAAGACTGAGCCTAATCGCTCACTAATTTGAGGAGGAAAATGATATGAACAAAATTCTTGAACTGAGAGAAAAGAGAGCAAAAGCCTGGGAAGATGCGAAAGCTTTCCTGGATAGCAAAAGAGGAACTGACGGTATGCTTTCTGCTGAAGACACTGCCACATACGACAAAATGGAAGCGGAAGTAGTCAATTTAGGAAAAGAAATCGAAAGACTGGAGCGCAGAGCTTCCATTGATGAGGAGCTTGCCCGTCCAACGTCATCTCCTATTACCAATAAGCCAGGAAGCGCCATGGGCGGAGAAGAGAAAAAGGGTAGAGCCTCCAATGAGTATCGACAAGCATTCTGGAAAACCATGAGAAACAAGAATAGTTATGATGTGCAGAATGCCCTTCAGATTGGTACGGATTCAGAGGGCGGCTATCTGGTGCCTGACGAGTTTGAAAGAACCTTGATTGAGTCACTTCAGGAAGAAAATATCTTCAGAAGCATTGCCAAGGTAATCACCACTTCATCCGGGGATAGAAAGATTCCAGTGGTGGCATCTAAAGGAACTGCGTCCTGGGTGGATGAGGAAGGTCCGATTCCTGAATCTGATGACGCCTTCACTCAAGTGTCCATTGGTGCCTATAAGCTTGCAACCATGATCAAGGTATCTGAGGAGCTTCTTAATGACAGCGTCTTTAACCTTGAAGGCTACATTGCAAGGGAATTTGCAAGACGAATCGGTGCCAAGGAAGAAGAAGCCTTCTTTGTTGGTGATGGTTCCGGCAAGCCTACAGGTATTTTCAATGCCACTGGTGGAGCGGAGCTTGGTGTGACTGCAGCTTCTGCTACAGCCATCACCGTTGATGAGATTATGGATCTTTTCTACAGCTTGAAGTCACCTTATCGAAAGAATGCCATCTTCGTCATGAACGATGCGACAGTAAAAGCCATTCGAAAACTGAAGGACGGGAATGGTCAGTATTTGTGGCAGCCTTCCATCTCTGCCGGTCAGCCTGACACCATCTTGAATCGACCTGTAAAGACTTCTGCCTATGTACCAACTATTGCAGCGGGAGCCAAGTCCATCGCCTTTGGTGACTTTGGATACTACTGGGTAGCCGATAGACAAGGTCGCTCCTTCCAGAGACTTAATGAGCTCTTTGCAGCCACCGGTCAAGTAGGTTTTAAGGCAAGCCAGAGAGTGGATGGGAAACTGATTCTTGCTGAAGCCATCAAGGTTCTTCAGCAGAAAGCGTAGGTGATGCTCTATGAGTAATGTTAAGAACTATACCGAGCAGGGTGGAGAAAAAACGGTTATTGGTGGCGAACTTTTAGTCACCGCTGAAGGTAAGCTTACATTTGATGGGGTGGAGGTTAAACCCTCTGCCCTTCAGACAGATAGCACCGCAGCAGATGTACCGGCATTGGTGGCTGATTTTAATGCACTTCTTG